ACTGGACAGGTCAGAGACGCTGCTAAGTTTTTTCGTAATTTAGTCTAACAAATAACAAGGAGGCCTTATGGCACAACCAACAAACTTATATGATACGTTTGATACTACTGGTATTCGAGAGGACTTAGTGGATGTAATTTACAACATTTCTCCAGAAGATACTCCAATACTATCTGCAATTCCTAGAACTGCAGCTAAATCAACTAAGCACGAATGGCAACTAGACGCATTAGCTACACCTGCAACTAACGCAGTTATTGAAGGTGATGATGCAACTATTGATGCTATGACTGCAACAACTAGAGCATTTAACTATTGTCAAATTTCTGACAAAGTGATCGCACTTTCTGGAACTCAATCTGCAGTAGATGCTGCTGGTAGAGCTGATGAAATGGCTTATCAAATTGCTAAAAAATCTAAAGAACTAAAGAAAGACATGGAGTTCGATATTATCGAGCCTAATCTTCAAGTTGCTGGTTCTGCAACCGCTGCTAGAGAGCTAGGATCAATTCCTACTTGGATTGCAAGTAACGGTGATGCAGGAACAAACGGTACACTTTCTACTGGTTCTGGAACTGACTTACCTGGTGATGGTACAGACAGAGACCTTACTGAAGCTATCCTAAAAACAGTTATCAAAGAAGTTTATACTTCTGGTGGTGACATGGATATGCTAGTATGCCCTCCATCTGTAAAACAAGTTATATCTGGCTTTAATGCTAATACAACTCGTTTTGGACCTGCTGGTGATAAAACTGAATATGCTGCGATTGACGTTTATTCGTCTGATTTCGGTGATGTTAGAATTATGCCAAACAGAGTAATGGCTACCACAGCCGATAAGAATGTATTTCTTATCCAGCGTGATATGATGGCTACTGCTTACCTAAGAGATTTCGAAATTCAGGATCTTGCCAAAACTGGTGACTCTGAAAAGAAACAACTTTTAGTTGAGTATACTTTGGAAGTTAGAAATGAAGCCGCACACGGTATCATTGCAGACATTAACCAATAATACTAATTAGGTGTGGGAGCTTCGGCTCCCCACCTTTTATTTATAAGGAAAGAACATGAAAGCTCCAACAACATTTAAAATGGGTGCAACGCAAACTGTAGCTGTAGGTACATCATCTGCTGCTTCTAATGCGATTAATGCACAGACAAGAGATATTAGAATTGTTACAACTGTAGACGCTTACGTAGAAATTTCTTCTGCACCAACTGCATCTTCATCATCATTTATTTTACCAGCATTTACTGTTGAGTATTTTAGAGTAGCTGGATCTGATAAAGTAGCTGTACTAAGAGTAGGTGATAATAATGGAACCGCTAGAGTAACAGAACTTAGTCAGTAATGAGACCATTATTTATATCAATACGAAGTCAAGATAGGTACCGTAATCGTAGGACAGATGTGCCTAACGATGCTTTAAACCTAGAAGATTTAACTTATTTATTATTAGAAACAGGTGACAACATTATACGAGAAGATGGTGTTGGCGTTTCTTACTTTACTAATACCCCAATTCAGAACTAATGACATTTGAAGAATTAGTAAAAATATTAAAACAAAAAGAGCATAGCTCTGAACAACAAAAAAAGACTAAACAATTTAAGAATTTAAGAAAGAGGATAAAACATGGCTGATAGTAAGATTAGTGATTTGACAGCATTAACGTCTAGTGCATCAGATGATGTATTACCTATAGTAGACACCAGTGCAACTGCCACTAAGAAAATGACTATAGAAAATATATTTAAAGAAATACCTGTAAGTGTAGGTATTAATGAAGGCACACCACTTGCTAAACTGCACGTAGTTAGAGATGCTATTAATCATTCAACGCAAAGTTCACTAGCACCAATATTTGTTGAAGATGATACTAGACCAGGCATTTTTATTTCAGGTAATTTAAACAACATAGGTATTATACAATTTGGTGATAACTCATCAATTAACGCAGGTGAGATTTTTTACGATCATAGTGCTGATAAATTTAGTTTAAGATGTGCAGGTACAGTACAAGCAACTTTAGCTGATGGTGTATTAGCACCAGAGACAGATTCAGATGTAGATTTAGGTACAACCTCTTTACGTTTTAAAGATACATTTGTAGATTCTATTACTGTTACTGGTGAAGTAGATGCTGCAAGTTTAGATATATCTGGTAATGCTGATATTGATGGTACTTTAGAAACAGATGCTTTATCTATTAATGGTACAGCAGTAACTTCAAATGCAGCCGAATTAAATATATTAGATGGTAAGAGTTTTGTAGATGAAGATGATATGGCTTCTAATAGTGCTACTGCTATTGCATCTCAACAATCTATCAAAGCCTATGTAGATTCTGTTAAAATTTATGAACTTACTAAAACAGCTAACTATACTGCTGTAGCTGGTGATAATATATTGGCTGATACTTCAAGTGGAGCATTTACAATTACATTACCTGCTAGCCCTGTTGCTGGTAATACTATTCATATACTTGATGCTGCTGCATCATTTGATAATAACAACTTAACAGTTGCAAGAAATGGTAAAAAAATACAAGGTGCTACTAATGATTTAACTCTTACTACAGAAAATACTGGTATTGGTTTAGTATTTTATAATGATACTTATGGCTGGAGAATATTAGTAGATGCTTATGATGTAGATCCAACGGAACTGTAATATGGTTGATATATATAATCCTAATCAGGATATACATATAGACAGAGGATCAAGAAAACTTGTTGTAAGAAGTTCTCAAGACGCTACCCCAATACTTGCACAAAATAAATTATTTCGTAATCATGTACCTGAAGCACAAAAAGGTGAGTTTCAACGTATTGCACAGATACCAGTAATTGCTTTAAAGTTAAAAACTAAAGAAAGATTTGGTCATTCTAATTTTTACAAATTAGACAATGAACAACAAAAAGCTCTTATACGAGAAATGGTAAATAGCAGTGAGTATATGTATTTTAGAACAGGAGATAAACGACTATAATGGCTTTAGATACATACGCAAATTTAAAAACTTCTATTGCTAATTTTTTAGCACGTGATGATTTAACTTCAGAGATTGATGATTTTATTGATCTTACTGAGGCTGACTTTAATCGTAGATTAAGAATTAGAGATATGGAAACATCTCTTGCTTTTACCATAGACGAAGAACAAGAGTCTTTACCTACTGGTTTTTTACAAGTAAGAAGTTTTGTTTTGGGAACAGACCCAAAAACTGCATTACAACTTATGTCTCCTTTTCATCAAGCTGAGACACAAGGTTCTAGCACGACTGGTAGACCAAGAGCATATTCTATTGAAGGTTCTAAGTTTAGATTTAGTCCTGCTCCAGATTCTTCATACAGTTCAACCATAGTTTATTACAAAGCATTTACTGCTTTGTCAGCATCAAATACCTCAAATAATATTTTAGATAAATTTCCTGATGTATATTTATATGGTGCATTGTATTTTGCTAGTACATTTATTCGTGGTATGGATTCACAAACTGTTGCACAGTTTAAAGGTCAATACGAAGCTGCTTTACAACAAGTAGAAATGGCAGACGAAAAAGATAAATATAATGGTACGCCTTTAGTACAAAGATCAGGTATTAATATTAACAATTTTGATAACGTAAAATAATGCAAGTACCTTTTGGAGAATGGCTACCTGACCTACCAGATCACGTAAATCCTGGTGCAACTCAAGCTAAGAATGTATTTCCTGCTGTAAACAGCTATAGACCATTTAATTCTATATCCAATACATCAAGTAATGCACTTACAGCTAGATCACAAGGTGGTAGAGCTTTTAAATCAGATAGTGGTGTTGTTAGTATATTTGCTGGAGATGCTACTAAACTATACAGATTAGTTGCAAACTCTTTTGTAGATGAAAGTGGTGGCACTACCTTTAATACTGCTTCTGAAGGTTATTGGGATTTTGTTCGTTTCGGTGAAACAATTATTGCTTTTAATGGTATAGACGCACCCCAAGCGTGGACATTAGATACATCATCTGACTTTGCTGACTTAGCAGGATCACCCCCAAATTTTAGACACGCTGCAGTTATTAATAATTTTGTTGTTACAGGGTTTACTTCTACTGCACAAAACACATTAAACTGGTCAAGTTTTAATGATCCGACTGCATGGACTGCTGGTGTTAATCAGGCTGATACAGAAACATTACCAGAGGGCGGTGCTATTACAGGTATTACTGGTGGACAGTATGGATTAATATTTCAAGAAAATAGAATTACCAGAATGGATTATCGTGGCGGTAATACTGTATTTTCTTTTAGACGTATTGAAGAAAACAGAGGAGCTATACAAGGCAAGAATGTAGTTCAAGTTGGTAATTTAGTTTACTACTTATCTGAAGATGGTTTTTATGTAACTGATGGACAGAGTTCTAAACCGATTGGTGCAAACAAAGTAGATCGTTTTTTCTTTGGAGATTCTAAAGAATCTTTAAGAGAAAGAGTGCATGGATTTTATGACCATAAAAATAAATTAGTTATGTGGTCTTATCCTTCTGCTACTGGGTCCAGCACAGCAGATCAGAATGATAAAATAATTATATATCACATTGCTAGTGATAGATGGTCTCAAGTAGAATTAGATCACGAAGTTATTATAAGTTTTTTATCTGCTGGTTTTACATTAGAAGAACTAGATGATTTT